TGCTGACGTTAACCCGCTCGATGTTAGGGGTTACCATGCGAGGAAGAAGAAAGAGTTTCGTCTGGCTACCTGCCGCCACAATTGTGGTGGTATGTGTGGCAAGATGAGGTTTGCATGCGGTGATGATTCGTGTGAACACGCCGTTACGTGTAAATTGACCGGTTACTCTTTTGCTCCCCCTGTTGATATGAATAACGTCCCTTTGTTCATTGAGGTTGAGGAAGAAGATCGACAGATTGTGAAGGAATCAAGTCTCAAGGGTGATATTAAGCAGTGTGTACATACACATGGTGACAGATGCCGTGGTGTATGCACTACTCGTGTTGCTTGTGGGGACTTTGATTGTGCTCATGATCCTCATTGCACTCCAAATAGGGTCAAGGAGGGATTGCTTGTCTGTAAGCACTTTTGTGGTGGACGATGTGGAACTTTTGCTCCCTACCTTTGTGGTGGGAGTGATTGTGAACATAGCTTTTCTTGCCGGCGACTTGGTTTTGCTCCATTGCAACATGCCGCCCCTGTTGTTGTGCCTAGGCCGCTTTTGGAGCCTGTTGGTTTTGAATCCAAACCGGTGGTTGTTACTCGGCCACCACCCTCTCCTTTAGTGAGTGCTCCAGAGGTGAAGGCTTCTCCCCCTGTTGTGAGCACTCCTGAAGCTAAAGTTCCGCCTCAGCCCCTTTTGGCTGAGCCCAAGAACTGTGTTCGTTGTACCTGTGTCATTAATTCAAAAAATGCTCACAGGTATTCTTCTTGTGTGCGTAAAGATGGCGTTTATCACAAGAAGACTCAAAAACGATTACCAGTGGCTTGTAACAAGTGTCAGTATGAGCCTGGCTGCGAAATCTGTAACAAGGTTCCGTGTGCTAAGTGGGCCAACTGTAAGTGTTTGAAGTGCAAGAAAGTCCCGTGTGCTTGTGCTCCTGCTGCTGGTAAGGAAGTTCGTGTTCCTGGTTCTGTCCCAATTCCTCTTGAGAGTTTGAAACACATTGCTCCTATATATGGTCCTGATGGTGAACAGTCTGTTCATTATGGAACCAGTGTTGCTCTTGGTAACTACATGGTTACTTGTCATCACGTTAGTGTGGTTGGCAATGAGGTGAGATACAAGGATCTCGAAGGTTCCCCGAAATACTTTACCTTGAATTGGGTGAAGCATGATCCTGTGGTTGAAGAGCAGTTGAAAACTGCTGATCTTCGGTTCGCGCCAAAACCTAGTATTCCTGGTCTGCGGAGCTATGCAATGGCTCTGCCTGAGGTTGGTGAGAACATTACCATTTTAAGGTATACAGATGATGACATTTCCGCATCTCGTACCTCGTATGCCCAAAATGTTTCGAAGGTGGAAGGTCCTTTGTACTTCCATGCTGAGAATCGTTTGTGGTATTATCCCAAGACTTCCACGTGGTATGGTGTCAGTGGCTCCCCTGTGTTGAACAGTAGGGGCCAGGTCATCGGTATTCATTGTGGATATGTTGGTGCCAACAATTATATGACACCAATGACCCTTGATCTTATGCATTTCCTGACCCAAGGAAAGTGCGATTGGAAAGATGTTCTTCCCCCGTTGCCGGCGTCCATTACCTTCAATAATCGAGAAGGAAAAATTAAGCATTGGGGTGGAAAGACTGATCTTACTGTTGATTGTCCAGATCGACCAGAGGTTCTTTTTATGATGAACCATTACTTTCCGTTGCGTTCTTCTTTGCGGAGGGATTCAAGCATTCAAGACCTTGTTGATGAAGTTGTTCCAAATGATGGTGAGTTTCTTCCTGCTGTGCCTACAGTTGGTACGGTGAAGAAAGGGGTGGCTAAATACTACCCTGTTCGTGGTACCATGCCTATTAATAGTCGGGCGTGGCGTAAATCATGGGATGCTTTTGAGCACATTTACGGTCCAACCATCTCTGGAGGTAAGGTTTTGTCTCACGGTGAATATGAGCAGACCTTTACCAAGACTACTTCAGCTGCCCCTGGTTTCCCACTCGAGACCAAGGGATCTTTTTTTTTGAAGTATGAGCAGGATCTGTGTGATTACTGGGATAAAGTCGGTAAGTCAACGCATGCTCATTCGACCTTTGCGATGTATATCAAGAGTGAGATGCTTCCGAAAGAGAAGATTGCCCTTGATAAAGCTCGTGCTTTTTGTGCTGATGATATGTTTGGAAACTATCATGGCGTGCGGTTGTTCAAGGATCAACTAGACAAGCTCCATCAGCTCAGGACCACTCCTTTGTGGCCTGGTAAGACTGAATTTTTTGGAGGATGGGATCAGTTGTTCAAGCAGATCGCTCGTCATCCCAATTGGAAGGGGTTTGACGGAAAAGATTGGGATGGTTCTGTTCATCCACTCTTTTTCTGGTACCTTGCATTGTTCTTCTTTGACCATTTGGATGAAGAGTTCCAGACAAAAGATAATTGGCTGCGTGCCACCAATTATGCTTATCATTGTGCGCACGGTTTGATTGTCTTGCCTGATGGTGCGACCATTCGAAAGAATGGTTCAATGGCTTCAGGGTTGCTTGTAACTTTGGATTGGAACAGTCTTATTGCCCATTTTTTGCATATGTTCTGTTTCTTTTCCAAATTTCCGGATGCTTCGTTCGGTGACTACAGGCGAACCACCGTTTGCGCTGTTTGTGGTGATGATAATCTCTCCTCTGATTGCCTGCCTTGGACCCCTGATGAGTTCATTGCAGATGCTGCCAAGCTCGGGTTTGTAATGACTCTCGAGTTTGAAGGGCGTGGAAATGCGTCGTTTTGTTCTAAGACCTTTGTTCCATGCTTTTGTGGTTGTGGAATGCAGATGCCCTTGCTCAATATGTCAAAGATGTGGGCATCT